GATTCTGGCAAATAATTATCTACAACATTTAACAATTCTAATTCGCTTAATTCAGTTTGTAAATTAGTTGTTATAGAATTTATTATAAATGCTTGATTGTTTATTACTAATCTATCGTTAAGTTTTAGATTTATTAGCACCTCCATTGATAGATGTGCTTTCATTTTAAATATTCTTTTCTTTACGTCAAACAAATCTTCAACATAATCCTCATAATATTTCTTAAATAAAGAATTAGTTGTTTTAGCAGGAGTTAGATTACTATAATCAGTTAAATTCCATTCGTCAACCTCGTTATCAAAGTTTATTGTATAGCTTGGCGGAACTGTTGAAGATCCACTTTCATTAGTATTTGATGGACGATAATAATATGCTAAAGAAGAACTGCCTCCGCTTATCCAGTTTATTCGTTTTGCTGAATTAGAAAACGTTTCTCTTATGCCATAAAAAACTAATGGTTTAGTTAATGTAGGTTCGTAATTACCTAACTCTTTGTATTCTCCAAGTATCATATAACTTTCTCCACTTGCCATTATATTGCTAGACAAGGAAAGTGTATCAGCACTATCTACTACAAGAACTTTAGCTGATGTATTATCTGTAAGGTTTCTTACAACATCACCAACTTCTACTTTATTATTGAAATCTTGATTAGTATCTTTTAATTTATCAGACAATGTATTGGTTGCAGCTCCCTGTACTTTTGGTGTAAACGTTCCATCAAAATCTCCACTAGCAGAATAACCCCATTGTATTTCTGTAATGTAAGCAAGAGGAGAAGTTACTGCTGTGTATGGTGATGAAGAAGTTGTGTTAGTGTCAATTATCCTTTCGTATTTCATATGTTCAAAAGGAGCTTCTACTTTATATATTTCAGTTTTATCTATGTTTGTTCTTCTTACATGAGCATCTCCAAATACATCGTTGAATTGTTCTTTGTGATTGATAGATAATAATGTACTAGGATCTTCGTATGTAAAATCTATACCGCTATAATTAGTTGGTGCATTTATATCTGATGTAGTTACATCTATATATTTACTTACATC